TTAGGTTTCCCCAAACTAAATTTCACTCCCTCCAGTTTTACGAACACTTTTGTACGCGCGTCCCCGCTGTTGACCCCCCTGAATCGATAGAGGTCCACTCCCCGCTGATAACGGGCCCTCTTCTTTCCAGTAAATGCCAATGGTACTTGGTCCAACGGCATAGGAGCGACGCGGCCTAACTTCTTGCCTAGTTCACGTGCAAGAAGCTTCAATTGTTCCACCCGTCCTTCACGCGGCCGAGGCACGCAAAGTCCGACCCTTCCAGTGAGCGCGTTAACCACATTGCACATGCAGTTTTGGTGCGCAAACCAATCAACCTCACTGAGAGAGCACGCAGGAACTGGTAAGTGAACCAGCCTGCGCGGTGTGTGTGAACCCATTGGGTAGTGAGAGGCGTTTACTTGGTATTCCATTGACCGTCCAGCGGAGCACTCGCAACCAGGTTGGTGCGTCGACGCTTTCAGGCTAGGTCCACCAGTGCAAAGGAGCGGCCTCAACGCCACCCGGGCCTAGGTATCAGGAAGCTGGATGTCCATGCCCCACAGAATGCGCCAGCCCAGCATGAACCGCATCCGCGCGAAACTAATCGATCCCATAATCCGCCCCGACTGCTGGAAATACTTGTCCCAGAAGAGGAGGTAGTTTATCACGAGAGAGTGACGTGCGAAATAAGCGGCCCGGCTGTTCGGTGCCTCGTGCAAAGCAGCTTCAATCCACTCCTGAACGCAGAAATCTGACACAGTTCCGTACTTGTGAACCACTGGCTCTTGATCTACAACGTAGATGACGAGCCCATCTTGGCGGTACACGTTCCATAGGATCTGCCTCATTTCACTTTGTTCAGGCCTTGAACCATGGCCACGGATCCAGAGTTCTTCCGCCTGCAAATGGAGGTTAGACCTCCTGCCGGCTCGGAACCGAGCACGACCCACATACGCTATGGGCCGGCCTGGACCACGGGTTCCCCGCCTGATTACCCTGTGGTAGGGATCAGGAGGGGCCGGAGCGCTGGAACCAATACGACGGGCTCTCGTCCCAGCGATGAGAGCTACCGAAGTCAAAAGTGCTGCTGTGAGAACAACGCCCAGCGTGCACTTACCAACAAAGTTACGAACGGAACTGCTACCCCGTGTGACAAAACTTGAGAGTTGGGTCATCACAGTGGTTAAAACCACAGGCGCCTTGTAACCGAGCGAAACCGTAAGGGGTCCGAGAACAACTTGTTGGGTTTCCATATGTTCATAATCCGGGTACGATGCCGCCGGAGGCCTTCAGTTATGTCACCATGAATCGGGTCAAGACGTTTTAAACTGCGCCGCAGCCAAGGTTACACCACCGTAGTGTGTGGGGTTGCCACCCCTTCCGCTACCCTTCTGCCAGGGTTGCACCGCCTTGGATTTGTACGCTCTTAACGGCTACGAGAGCGCACAGTCCCTTAAGAGGGCCGCTTGGCCCGCTCAAAGGAAGTGGGGTTCTGCCCACCACTGGAAACCACCAGACACGCACCAGCATTGTGTGCGGCCCGCCCTACCTGCGCCGATCCC